GACCCAAACTCATTGCGGCGCAGTCGATCTCACGATTCTTGCGCTTGGCTCAAGATGCGAACAGGTTGATTTGTTCGGTCATTGGCTTGCTTTTATTGAGAATGGATTCAATGTTGTGCCATCGCCATGGTTCATAAAAAGGTTGCGCCTTGTACCAAAGCCATGCGTCTCTACTGCGCTTGCTGCTGTTGCAGCAATGACATGCAGGCACGATGTTGCCGAGATGGTGTTCGCCGCCTTTGCTGATCGGTACAACGTGCTCAACCTCTAGATCACCACTTGCCCCGCAGTAGGCACAGCAATGATCAAAGTCGCACCATCTACGCCAAAGCTGAGTAGGGGATAGGTGGACAGGGGCGCCCCCACGCTGAGCAACCTTACGGGCTTTACTCATTGCACGCTGATAGAGCCTATAGCTCATCTGTTGCCTCAGCCGGCGCTGATTCTCTAGAGCGTAAATACGCTGCCGTTCTACAAAGGCAGGGTCAGTGGCTCGTCTGTGGGCAGAGCGCTCACGTGAGTCCGTGCGCTCGCATAATGGGCATTTCTTGGATTTGACTAAACGCAGCGTCAACCCATCAGCGTGGATGTGATTGCGCTTGCATGGCTGGCCAAGCTTGAACAGCTCAGGATCAAATGGCTCGCCGGGTGCTGGCAGTTTGTAAGCTTTTGGCATCGCCTAGCTGGAGATAGGTGATCACGGCTCAGGGGGCTGCAACCCCGCTGAGCCACCATATTAACGGGCGGACTTTAGAGCCTGCTCAAGGGCTGCCTCTAGGTAGGAACTGAAGCGCCGGTTAATTACGGTTGCCGTGGTCTGGCTTAAGGGGAAGCCACCGCGGTAGATAGCTGTCGGCTGCGCCACGAACAACGGTTTTAGGCTGCCCTGCTTGGTGCGTTCATAAACGCCTACTGGGCGGTTTCCACCACGTGGCTTACCAACCAAGACCGAGCCGGGGCCTTTGGCGGCGCTTGCTTGGATGATCTTCCCGAGCGTGCCACGGGTGGCGTTCCCTGCCTGGTTGCGCTTGACGAACGATGGGATGAGGGCTTGCACGCTTTCGTTACTGAGTCCAAGCAGCTTGGCTTCATAGCCCTTGTAGGTACGAGCGCCGCCGGTGATGTGCGCCTTGAGGTATTTGACGCGCTTGTCTTCTGGGTAGATGGTCACCTCAGGGTTGGCTTTGTTGGCGTTGGTTGCACGCCATGCCTTTTCAATGAACGGGGTCGGTTGATCAAAATAGCCACGAGAGGCCCCTGCAAGCGCCTTGACGACGTTGTAGGCATCTGAGCCGGGTATAGAGCGGCTGCCCTTTGCCGAGCCATTCAGAGCGAGGCTGACGGCAAATGGCAACTGTTTGGCCAAGGCGCTGGATTGCTTGGCCAGTGCCTGCAGGCCGGTGGTGTCGACGGTGATGGATAGGGCCATGTCCCAAGGGTAGGAGGCGGACGCCGGAGGTAGGCAAATCGGCCGTCTCACGTGTCTCATTTGAGACGGATTTGAGACTTGCCAACCTGCCAACCTCTGCCTACCTCCCTATATCTTTTCCTTTTTCCTCCCCTCTCCCCCTCTCCTCTCTATTTCTATTTACTCTTTAGAAGAGGTAGGAAGGTAGGAGAGGGTAGAAGACGGCAGCCATACCAATGGATCTGAGGTTGCCTACCTCAGTCGGGAGGTTAGCAATAGACCCACTTCTGGGTGCCATCGATGAGGCGGCGTCGTTTGACCAGTCCAAGCTCCCGGAGGATGGATGCGAGCTGCATCTGGTCCGCACGAGACTGGCGCTCAATGGGCTTTCCGATGGCGTCAGTGAGCAAAACCTCGGTGGTGACTGGGATCCCAGCGTTTCGGGGTGATGCCAACCACTCTCTAACCGGAGCGAGCCAAGGAGATTCCACGAGGTAAGCAAGGTTGGCATCTGCCACCTGGCGCTCAAGGTCGCGAGGTAGGTGATTGGGTTCGCCGGCCTTATATGCGGCGACGGCTGCGGACCAGATCGCATCGCGTTCAAGGAGCAGGCCATCCACCTCGATCATTCCCTGCACGTCGACAGGGATCACCCAGAACCGGCGGTTGCCGGTGTCATCGATCAGGAAGCCGGTGTCTCTGTTGGTGGAGCCGACGATGATTGAGCGACGCGGGAAGTCCTCCATGGCCTTGCCGTATGGCACGCGATAGGAGTCGGTCTGGCGGGATAGGAATGCTTTGATCTTGCCGGCGTGGCTCTTGCCGGTGATGCGGTCGATCTCGCCCCACTCATGGATCCATGCCTTGCCGACCAGGAGTAGGTCGTCTTTGTTGTTGATATCGCCTAGGGCATCAGAGAAGAACGGGCCGCCGAGGTTGCGCCAGAAGGTTGACTTACCGCAGCCTTGGGTGCCCATGAGGACGCAGGCGGCGTCGTGCTTGCTGCCGGGTTCGTAGATGCGGCGCACGGCTGCGATGAGCGTGCAGCGCAGCATGGCGTCATAGAGGCTGCCGGGCTGGTCTTGTGGGCGCAGGTAGCTGGTGGCTAGGTGATCGATGGATGCTGGTGGCACCTCATCAGCAACGCGGTCTAGATAGTCGCGGACGGGATCGAACTGGTTTTCTTTGGCGACGAACACCAAGGCATCAGCGGCTAGCTCCTTGCCAACCTTGATGTTGAGCTGGGCCAGCTGCAGGTAATAGTGCTCAAGGTCGGTGATGGCCTTGCCATCTAGCTCAACGGCTTGGGTGTAGATGTTGAAGCGCAGGCGGTCGGTCAGCTGCTGGCGCAGCAAGGTGAGCAGCTCGCCGGTTTCAAGCTTGATGGGTTTTGATGCGCCGGCAGTTTGTGCAACGTCAGGGCCCAGGACGGACTGGAGTGCTTTGATGGCCTGCTGACGGGGTGAGATGCCACCGGCTAGGTGGTAGAGGGTGCCAAGGCCAACGCCACCGGTGTCGGAATTGAAGGATGCCCATTTGGCTTCACATTCGCCGGGCTTGAACTTGCCGGATGCTGCAGACCACTGGCACCAATCGGATAGGAGAGCGTCATTGCCGACGCTGTGTAGGGCCATGCCGACCTTCACCCATTCGTCGTAGTCATCAGCGATAGAGCTGGGGATGTTGGCGAGGTATTGGCGTGCGCGTTCGGTGTCGTCGGTGGTGTTGGTGGGCAGCAGGGGCGGCGTTTCAATGGGCCGTTGCATCTGCTGCAGCAGCACCGATGGAGCCTCGGTGATGGGCAGGTCACCAGGTGCGCGGCCATTGAGCCAGCGGTATGAGCCAGTGATCGGATGCTTGCCGATGACAACGGACTGGCAGCCTGTCCAACGCAGCTCTAGCTGTTCGCCTTTGATGCTGCTGCGCAGCTTGGTGGTCTTGATCTGATCCCAGAAGGGTTCAGGAACGCGGTAGATGATTTGGAGGCGGCCATCACGGCCGGATGTGACTGCCCAGGACTTGGGCAGCTCGCGCAGTGATGTGCCGAGCGATTCGAGCACCTCAGAGGCGCCGAGGCCATCGTGATCAACGAACAGGAGGCCGCCGGATGGTGGGCCAGCTAGGACGCCAACAGCTACAGCACGGCCTGCTGATAGTTCGGATTCGATGCCGCGCTTGTTGAGGGGGTGCTTTTGCCATTCGGGTTGATAGGGGCGTTTGTCGTTGCCGACTGCCACCAAGGCCCATGAGTCAGGTATGTCTTGCAGCTGATCGACGATGGTTGCCACAACGGCTATCTGAAGGAGCCGTCAGAGTGTGCGCTAGGTGAGCAAGGTTGGCAACCTATCTCACGAGATCATTTGCGTCTTGAACTGAGCGGGCGATACCTGCGATGCCACCAGCGTGCGATACCGTGCGCTGCCATGCGTGTTGTTCTGGGCGGATGCGGCCGTTGGAAGTCTTCACCTCAATGCTGGTGAACACGGCCAGCTGGGTGCCAACCATCTCAGGGGTGACAGTTATGGTGCGCCAGCCGATCAGGTCTGCGGAGCCACGAGCTAGGCCAAATTGCACGGGCCTGCCGGTGCGTGGATCTGGTAACTGGCCCACCTGATTCCGGAACAGGCGCAGATCAGTACGGCTACCGAGTGCGAGGCGTATTTGCTGCTGGAGGGTGGTCTCAGCGTTGGCCACGCGCCTGATGGATCCGGTACGCCCAGCCCGGACTGTAACCGCGATTCTTGGCGACCATCAGGAGATCGGCCAGGGTACGTGCGCGGCCGACTTCAGTGCGGCGTGCGTGACGCTCCTCGAATTCGATGACCTTGGCGGTGCGTTTCAGTTCCTGCAGTTCACCTGCGATCTGCTGGATTTTGCGTGATTTGATTGTTTGGCATTGTGCGCCACAGACCGGGCAGATCGGCGCGGGCTTGAACGCTGCGAAGCATTCTGTGCATGTGCGGACTGATGGCGCTGGTGTGCCCTTGCTGCGCCGCATACGGTCATCGAGTGACCAGTCGCGTGGATCATCTGGGAAGCCATGGCGCAGCACGTTGCCGACGTGATCCAAGATGATCGCGGCATCTTTGCCGGGCGCTGGGCGCAGCACACGGCCCACCTGCTGCAGGTAGAGGCCGAGCGATTGCGTTGGCCTGAGCAGGATGGCGCAGCTGGCGGCTGGCACATCAAAGCCTTCGCTCACCACGTCCACGGTGACCAGAACGCGGGTGCGATGAGCGGCAAAGTCTGCCACTACCTGATCACGGTCCTGCGTGCCACCTAGCAGTAGTTCTGCGGCAATCCCAGCTGTCTTGAATGCGTCGCAGACTGAGACGGCGTGCTTCACGTTGCAGCAGAAGGCGATGGCCTGCTGGCCTGCCGCTAAGCGTTGGTAGTGCGCGATGGCATCGCCGGTAACGGTTGGGCGATCCATGGCGGCCGCGGCCTGATCGTTGGCGTAATCGCCACCACGGCAGCGGATGCCATTGAGATCGGCTACTACTGGCGGCGCATAGATCCGTGCGGGCGATAGGTAGCCGGTGAAGATCAGATCGGCCACTGATGGGCCCAACACCATGTCAGTGAAGTAGCCACCGTGACCTTCGCCTAAGCCTTCACCGCCGAGCCTGGCAGGCGTTGCTGTTTTGCCGATCAGATAGGCGTCAGGCCAAGCATCCACAATGCGGCCCCACATGTTGCCCCGAATTAAATGGTGCGCCTCGTCCTGCACGATCAGGGATGGTTCAGGTATGCGGTCGATCCTGCGCACAATGGTCTGCACACTGCCGACTTGAACTGGCTTGGTCAGATCTTCTGAGTAGCCGGCGCAAATAATGCCGTGATCAATGCCTAGCCAACTGATGCGCTTGGACAGATCAGCAATCAGCTCTTTGCGATGCGCAAGGATCAGCACACGCTTGCCGCGGTCTGCTGCGCTTTGCACCATCACGGCAATGGTTGTGCCTTTGCCAGCACCAGTCGGCATGACAGCAAGGATGCGCCGATGCCCTTGCCGCATGGATTGGCGAAGATCTTCTAGAAGTTTCTCTTGGTAGGGGCGGAGCTTAAGCATGACCACGTTTCCGCTGAGGTTGAGAGACGATGCGCTCCATGGGCCAACCCCTATCCAAGCGATGTTGGATTGACGCATAAGTAAGTCCCAGCTCTCTGGCCCAGTTAGCCGCAGTCATTGAACGACCTTGCCACGTGATGATCCTGTTGCGCCTTGTGTTGTTTGCTTGAACTACGGCATCAACAAAACGGCAATTACCTGGGCAGTAGTCCCCGTGCACATCAATGCGGTCAATTTGTAGACCTTTGCTGTAGCCAGCCTCTAGCGCCCATCCGTAAAAGTTCTGTCGTCCATCGGTTCCGATCCAATCAGCGCAGACATTGATGCCACGGCCGCCATAAGAAATCCAGCGTTTATCAGTCGGATCAGTGCATCTCCGCAACATGTTGCGGTAGCAGTTTTTTAGCCCTGAGCGCAAGTGCTCAGGAATATGCTCGTTTTTCCTCCACCACTTCTGGCAGTTGAGTCGAGCTTGCCTGCGCGATCCGCAACCGCAGCTGGCAACAGTTCCGTTTCTAAGCAGTGCTGCTCTAACAACGCTTGAGCCACCACAGTCGCACCGGCAGTTCCAGTGAGCAGCGTTACGGCTAAAAGCGAACGATTGAACAAGCAACCGTCCAAAGCGCTGCCCCGTCAAATCAATGGGTTGGGCCATGCAGTCTCTTTAGTGACTTGACGGAATCCTAACAGCTGCCAGTTGAAGCAACCCGCCGCAACTGCTAGTATTTGGCCGCAACTGCCCGCAACTATGGACAACACCGCGTATCACGCACATCCGGCTGTCTCAAAGTCTCATCTGGATCTCATCGCGCGATCAGGGCTGCACTACTGGTCGCGCTACCTGGATCCGAACCGCATCACGCCGGAACCCTCTGCTGCCATGCGCCTTGGCACTGCGCTTCACACGCACGTGCTCGAGCTGAGCAGGTGGGATGAAGAGATCGCCGTGGCACCTGCCATGGATCGCCGCACCAAGGCCGGCAAGGAGTCTTATGCAGCGTTCGAGGCTGCTGCTGCTGGCAAGACCGTGATTACCGCCGACGATGCCGAGGTGGTGATGGCCATGGGCCGCAGCATCATGCGCCATCCCGGTGCAGCAATGCTGCTGGGTCTGCCCGGGAAGGTAGAGACCACGCACATGTGGACAGATGCCACCTATGACCTGCAGTGCAAGTGCAGGCCGGATTGGTTAACCGATGATGGCTCGATCATCGTTGACCTAAAAACCACGCGTGACGCCAGCCCACGTGGCTTCAAGCGCAGCATTGCTGACTACCGCTATCACGTGCAAGCCGGCTGGTACATGCACGGAGTTCAGGCTGCCACCGGCAAGCGGCCCGATCAGTTCATCTTTATCTGTGTCGAGACCACAGCGCCTTATGCGGTCGCTGTGTACGCCGCTGATGCCGAGATGATCGACCGCGGCTATGAACAGGCGATGTTCGACCTAGGCAAGCTGGCCACCTGCCGCGCTGCTGACAGCTGGCCCAGCTATAGCGACCAGATCGAAACCATCAGCCTGCCGAGTTGGATGACGGCCGCCACCAGCCAGCAGCAGGCCACAACCGAAATCGAGACCTATTAAATGGACGCACAATCAGCCATCACCACCACCCAGCCCGCGGGCTCGGTATTCAGCGGCATCCAAGCCTTCGAGGACGCCCAGCGTATTGCCAAGGCTTTGGCCAGCAGCACGCTGATCCCACCGCAGTTTCAAGGCCAGCAGGGGTTCGCCAACTGCTTGGTGGCGCTTGAGATCGCCAATCGGATGGGCATCTCGCCCTTCCTAGCGATGCAGCACCTGCATGTCATCCATGGCCGGCCCTCGTGGAGCAGTAGCTTCATCATTGCGATGGTGAACGGCTGTGGCCGCTTCAGCCCATTGCGGTTTGAGATGAGCGGCAGCGGCGACAACCTGGCCTGCTATGCCGTCGCCAAGGATCTCGCCAGCAATCAGGAGCTGAAGGGGCCGACGATCACGATGGCGATGGCCAAGCGTGAAGGATGGGCCACCAAAAGCGGCAGCAAGTGGGCCACGATGCCCGAGCTGATGATCCGCTACCGGGCCGCCGCCTTCTGGGGCAGGTTGTACGCCAGCGACCTGTTGCTCGGTATGCAAAGCCAAGAGGAGGTGCTCGATGTGCAGCCGGTCACGGTGACAGAGACCAGCGTGGCTGATTTGAACGCCAAGCTGCAGCCCGAAACTCCAGTTGCCGCAACCGATCAGGATGAACTCTTCTGATTACTTAACGGCCACGCAGTTAGCGCAGCGCTGGGGCCTGCACCCTGACACGCTTAGCCGCTGGCGAAAGGCTGGCAAAGGCCCGCCGTACTTCCGCACTCCCGGCTTCGTGCTCTACCCATTGGCCGAGGTGGAGCAATACGAACAGGCCAACACCATTACCCACGAGCAACCATGACCTTTTCCGTTAACGGCGCACTGTTTAAGCAATCCGAAGCCGACTGGCAGAAACGGATGGGCGATAAGTTCCAAGCTGGCAAAAACTACCCCGAGTTTGATGGCGTGCTGAATGTGCCTGCTGATCAGGCGTATGCCTTGGCGCAGTATCTGATGAACGCCGACCCACAGGGTGACCGCAATGAGATTCCTGTGCGGCTGAGCGGTTGGGCTAAGACGGCCAATAGCGGCGTGAAATATCTCAGTGTTGTGGCTAAGCCGGACTGGAAGACGCAGCAGGCCATTGAGGCCAAGGGTGCGGCTGAAAGCCTGGCCAAGGCCACTGATGGTGTCGTGGTGGACGCTGATCTCTTCTAACGACCCATCAGCTCGCATTCGAGCCGAGCGATCTCGTTAACGGCTTGCTGCAACAGCTGCTGCTGGTAGCAGGCTTGCTTCAGAAGCGCCGCAGCCATTGGGCCTGCATCCTTGCTGGTTAGCAGGGTGCGGGCCTGTTTTTCAATCTCAAACTGTTGTTCTGGCGATAGCTCCACCGCCATCCACTGCCCGAAGTTCATAGTGCTACCGTGGCGGTGTACATTCCAAGCATACCTATGGACTGCCCGCGTTGCGGTGGTGATGAGATTAGAGCGCTGTGTACCAACGGCAAGGAATCACATCAGATCACGCGGCAACGGCGTTGCGTAGGCTGCGGGCACGTCTGGTACACGGTGGAACTGCCCGTAAGCGTGGCGGTGATCGGATGGTCTCGCGGCCGTGGCAAATCAATGCCGGTGTTGCGGGTGCCGGTGGAGCTGGCCGTGGGCAGCAACGCAGTGTGAAGAACTGTTACAGCCCCCCTAGCAGGGTGACCCGCCGGCGGTGCATACTTAGGGGACCGGAGGCGATCGGTCCTCCACTCGGCAGCCCAGAGGCTGCGCTGAACATGGAAGCTCTGCTCCTCGAACTGTCTGAGTTGAACGATCAGGCTGATGCGCTGACAGAGGCCATGCGGTTCGACGAGTGGTGGGCAGTCAATGAGCGCCGCCGGGAAATCGCTCGCCGTCTGGACGAGATGTGAGCCCTCCGGGGCTCTCTCCTTCACCCACTCCACCCATGCTCACCGCCACCCTGCTGCTGATCTGGAAGCTGATCCTGCCGCTGCTGTTCGTTGTGGCAGTGATCGATTGGCTAACCGCATCAGAAACCCGCCGCGTTCGCGTTCTGCGTCGCACGGGCCTCAGCCAGCGCCAGATCGCCACCCGCCTCAATACCACCCGTCACCGCGTCCGTCAGGCGCTCGCATCATGATCAACCGCATCAACAACGCCATCTGTCTGCTGATCGCCGCGGCCGTGTTCGCCATGATCGGCATCGAGTCCGGCGCACATCACAGCCCCACTCACTCCGGTACGCAGCAGGTGGTGCGCCATGACTGACCGCAAAGAGTATCCAACAGAAGAACAGATCAGGTGCCTGTGGGCCGTTATCCAATGTGAAGACGATTACGGCTACAAGCACCAACCACAAAGATTTGCAAGAGCTGTTCTGGCTCTATGGGGTGCAGGCGGATACGTACAAACGCACAAGCCAACAGATGCGCAACTGTCGATCCTTGCCATCGATACTCATGACTGAACGCCGCTTTTACTTCACCATCAAGGCCGCCAACGTATTTGAGTGCGTGCAGGCCCACAGCCTCACCGAGGCCAAGCTGATCGCTGCTGACACGTGGCTGGAATGGTGGTCGCAGATTGAATGGCTCAATTCTGAACAGGAACCCATCAATGGCTGAAATCAAAGGCGCACTACTGCACTGGCGCACTGAAGAACACTGGACTGGTTGCTATGGCGAAGGCGTCAGCCGGCCACGCCACAATGCCCGCGTGAAGGATTTCACGGTGCTGGTGCGCCCACGTGGTGCGCAACCGCTGAAGTGGTACACACGCGCCGAGTCCAAGACGGCCGCCGCCAAATACGCGCAGAACCGCTGGCCAGGTGCCACGGTGGAGGTGGTGTGAGTACCATCCGAGACCGCATCAACCAGCTGATCACAGACTCCGGCGCATACCAGCAGGGGAGGCAGGATGAGCGCGAGCGCCTGCAACACCTGATTGATATCCGCGTCGATCAGCTGCGTAAGGCGCCACGCACTGAGCTGATCTGCGCTGAACTGCTCCGCATCCGTCAACTGCTCGACTCATGACCCACGCCACGTTTCTGGACCAGCAACGCGCCGACATGATGGAGGCGCTTTATAAACGCAGCGGCCGCACCTGCAGCACCTACACCGGCTTGTGGGAGGAGTTCTGCCGCGACTTGGCCGCTAACTTCCGCGACACCTACTACCCCGACCTGCTCGAGCGCGTGGTGCGTGCGATGGATGCCACCGAGTCGGTGATGACGCAGAAGAACGCGCAGCAGGCGATAGAGGTCTGCCGTCAGCAGCTGCTGGGGGACAAGTGGCGATGAAGGCCGATACGTTCACGGCGCCCGGCCTGTTGGTCGTGCGCCAGTGGGATCGGTGGAACGGTGCGCTGTTTATCGCGTGGAAACCGAACGTAAGCATGGCGTTCCGCGATCGAAAGCTGTTATTGAAGTTTGTGGCGTGGCCGATCAAGACACCCACCGGCGACCGCTTCCGCGAATGGCTGAACAGTTTTGAGAAGCAGCCACACGCAACGGAGCCTTTAACAAGCGCGTCTGTTGTTCAAGGTGATGAAGCCAGCCTTTCACAAGAATTGCTAGCCACCGGCTTCGGACCTGAGTGCCACGACGAAGAAGATCCAGCACTCAGCACCAAGATGATCATCTGACCCAGAAGATCTACACACTTCTCTTCCTCATGACTAACAACATCTACCCACCCGATCACCTCCTTAAAAAGTGGGAGGAATTGATCATCGATGAAGAACAAAATGTCGATCTGGTGCTGTACGAAGCCTTCCAAGCTGGCGCCGACCAGGAACTGGAGGCGTGTTGTGAGTGGCTTCACTGGCAAAATCTAGCGACACACCCGGAGCTAATCCCATCACTCCGCGCCGCACGCCGCCCCAATCCGCCGAGCTTGAAGGAGCAGGCGCTCCACGAGATTGCGGGTGTCTACAACAGAGACGAAATAGACGATGCCGCCTACGACATCATCCGCCGCGCCCTGGAGCAACTCGATGACTGATTACACAGCAACGCCCAAGCAATGGGCCGAAATAGAGCATTGGTCTGATGAATACGGCTACGCTCCTCAAACCTGCATCCTTGAACTCCGCGCCAGGGTCGAGACACTGGAAGCTGCGGCTCACAAGCACATCGTCGAAACCAGCGCCAACATCTTGGCTCTGGCGAGCCGGGTCGAGGCGCTGGAAGCTGCCAAACGCCAAGCGTCAAAAGTCCTAGATGTTAGTGATCTGCCACAGTGGACGCCAGAACAAGCGCAGCAGATTGCTGACCTGCTCACGCTCAACTCATCAGCGACGCTTACAAGTTACAACTATCCGGCCAAGCCAGATAGTTCGCTGGTAAAGCGGGTCGCGCTTGCTATCAGCGGCATCGAATACGGATTGGAACGGGACGAGGAGGCGGCCAACTGGGCATCCGAAGCCCGCGCCGCGATCCGCGAGGTGGCCGCGTGGATGAGTAGCAATCCCGACCACCACTTCCCGCCAGCCCTTGTATTTGCTCTTGAGCATGAGGCCGAGATATGACCGATTACAAGTTTGTGCCACTTGACAGTCTTGAGAATCGCCTTGGCGATGCCCTTGGCCTAGCAATCGCCATGATCCGCAAGCCTGAGACTATCGACAACAAAGCCATGGCTCAGATCGAGGCGCCATTCAAGGAATGGTGTGATGCTCTCGTTGATGGAGGTCTACTCAATGACTGACCAGATCAACCCCGACCACTACAAACACGGACCGGCAGAAGCGATCGACGTGATCGAGGCTGCCATCGCCCGCGCGCCCAATCCGGTGCTCGGCAACTGCCAAGGGCATGTCCTGCGCTACATCCTGAGGATGTGGGACAAGGGTGATCCAGCCGTGAACGCTGCCAAGGCCCGGTGGTATTTGAACCGCCTGCTCGGCAAACTGGAGGGATGATGCACCTGCCGGGGCTGAACCTGATTGAACGCCTGGCGCTCTGGGTGCTGGTGCGTAGCCCGCGCACCAGTTTGGTTGTGGTGAAGGAGCACCTCTGGCCAACGGTGTTTGCCGCGGCCGATCCATCGGATGATGTGGCCTGCTACGTCACCAACGGCCACGCAGAGCCGGCCTCGATGCAGCTGGAGCGGATCTTTCACCTGCCGGCATACGGCGAGGAAGAATGATCAGTCTTCACGCCGGCCGGCTGCTCCTGTTCTGCGATCGCGCAGACCGGACGTGGCACTGCAGGGTGGTGTTGGGGCCTAAGCCAGAGCACCAGGTGGAGGCTGACACTGGCGCCATCCAGCTGCAGGATGCGCTGCTGCGTGCGCAGTCGATCTATAGCGCCGCGGTGGCGAGGATCCGGCCGGTGACGGAGCCGCGGCTGTGTTGGGACTGCGTGCAGTGGGACCATCCACGGCGACGCTGCAGCTTGGACTTCCCTGAGGCGCGGCAGAGTGGGGGAAGGTACGCCGCCCGGTGTGAGGTGTATGTCGCAGCCAACGATCGTTAGCCGCACCGACCGCGATGGCGGATGGATCGAAACGCTGGAGCCTGATGGTGGCGGTGAGCTGTACTACCGCAGCTGCGTCGGTGGGATCTGCCGCTATAGCTCTGATCTGTGGCAGGCCGAGCTGTATCTCGATCATCTGCTGGCCCGCTGATGCTGCGCGACGTGCTGATCCTGATCGTTGAGTATTGGGTGACCTGCTGGATCGCGCTGTGGGTATGCAGCAGGATCCTGCCTTGATTGGGTTGCCCGGTAGCTGGTCCTCACGCGGTGCCAACCTCACCGCTGCCGGGCACAGCGGACGCCTCAGACCTAAGAAAGGTTGAGGCCAGAATCTTAGCCACCATCGTGTAGCCACTGCGCGATTGCCCACTCGCCCAGTGCAGTCCAGAACGGCTGAGAGCGATACCAGTCCACCCATGGCTTATGGCCTTTGCTGCAGTTGCAGCCCATGCAGCAGGCCACCAGGTTTGATGGCGTGGTGGTGCCACCGTGCGCTTTGGGGATGACGTGATCAATGGTTGGGCTGCGGCCTAGATCGTCGCCGCAGTAGGCGCACTGATAGTTCCAGGCCAGGAGGATCTGATCACGCGCTGATCGCCGTGTGACCAGTCTCGTCTCGTCAATCCTGTGACGATCCACCGAGATCAGCTGGCAACGGGACGGCGTTCACTTCGATGTCGATAATGTCGTCGTCTGATGGGATGAACTCCGCCAAGTGCGAATAGATATCCGCTGGCAGATCATCGGGATCCGTGTCAGATCGATAGATCAGCTTGGCGGAGATCTCTAGGTAGAACGCCCGCATGGGCTAGCCGCCGCTTGGCACACGGTAGCGGTCGCAACTAAGTCTCACGAGACTGCAGAATTGCTATGGGATTCAGCAGCAGGATTCGCGCTACCGTCCCGCAATGCAATACATCCTCCGCATCGGCCCGTGGCATATCGGGCCATTCACCACTCATCAGGCCGCCAGCCACTTCGCTGAAAGCCATGGCTGTGATGACTACACGATGGTGCCAATGGATGATCCAGCCGAGGCTCCAAGCAAGATCATTCGGCTGCGCATGGCGCCGCTCGATCACCCAATGAAAAAGGCGCCGGTGGCTGAGGCCAGCGCCTAGGTGCCTTGACTCTCCGAACGAACGCTAGCCCTTCGATCCAGTGACGCCCAGGTCTGCGTTATATCTTCCGGTTTCGGCGTAGCTGCGCTCCACGGTTCCGCTAACCAGCAGGAACTTCATCTGACCAATACGCAGGCCGGGCCAAATCGGCAACGGATGCAGCCGCCGCTGATTGCGTAGCTCCATGGTGAGCCTGCTGCCAAACCACCCTGGATCCGCCCAGCCGGCCTCTGCATGGTCCCAACCCTCACGTGCCCGGCTGGACTTCAGCACGAACTGCGCGCCGACATGGTGGGGCAGGTTGAAGATCTCCTGCGTTTCAGCCAGGAAGAATTCACCAGGCTGAATCCAGAACGGATCCTGTTGCGTGTGGCCATGCAGCTGCACCTTCTGCAGCTCTGCTGTGCTGGCAACTTCCATCATGATCTGGCCGCCAAGCGTCACGTCATAACTGGCCGGGTTCAGCTGAGCTTCGTTATATGGCGACAGCATCGAATGCTGTTGACACAGTCGGCGGATCTCGTGGTCAGGTAGCAGCACAGCAGATAGCGGTAGCATTGGGGTGCCCCAGCGGGTTGCCGCCCCTGGAGCGTGACCACCTGCAATCACCAGGCGATGACCACCAGCGTAGAGGTGTGGAAGCCCGTTGTCGGCCACGAGGGCCTGTACGAGGTTTCCGATCAGGGTCGGGTGAGGAGCCTGGATCGCACAATCCAAACCCGATCCAGCAAGCGCACTTACAAAGGACAGCTGATCAAGCCGACCTCAAGCGGCAAAAAGGGGTACCTAGTCGTTCGATTGTCGTGGCCCGCGCGACAAAAGTTTTATGTTCATGCACTTGTTGCAGCTGCTTTTCACGGCCCGAGGCCAACCGGCTTTGATTGTCGGCATTTGAATGACAATCATTTAGACAACAGAGCAAGCAACTTGGCTTGGGGAACGCGGGAAGAAAACATGCGAGACGCTAGGCGGAACGGAAAACTGGCAACAGGAGACAGGTGCAAATGGCAATATCGCAGCAGAAACAAACTAGGACAGTTTCAGTAATCCCAAACAACTCTGGGACGCCCTTTTCTGATTCCAGTGTGGATGAATCCGCGAGGCGCTCCTTTGCCGGTGCTGAATGGCCAGTTCTTGATGCACCATTCCTGCAGCTTGTAGATATCGACTCCTTGGATGTACCAGTCGACCGCGCCAACGCCTAGTGCGTTGTAAAGATGCTCGCTCCCGCTGGCCCCGCCGACTGAGCGATTCACGGCTGGCGGTCTGAAGCCGCTGGTGATGATGATCGGCTTTCCGCCAAATGCCGTCCGGGCACGCTCCAAGAATGCAGCCAGCTCAGCCGCAGTGTCCAGCTGGTATTGGTGCTGGAACCGCCGCGCTTCCTGATCCAGCGCAAATTCCCCCAACCTGATGTGCGGCGTAATCCGCGCATTGAATGGGCTGCTGGACCGCAGCTTTGCAGTTTCAGGCTCGGCCGCAGCTTGATGCTGCCCCCATAGCTTGCCTTCTGCACGGCGCCGCCGCAGCAGGCCAGCTTCCACGTTGGTGCCAGGGTTCCTGTACAACTCCATCGCGGCAGGCACCGCAGCCCAGTCACGGTCGCGCAGCTTGGCCGTGATCGTCTCAAACCCAGCGGTGCCATAGAAGCCTGCGCCGAGGTTGTAGGCAAAGCTCACTAGCGCTGATCGCTGCTGGTCATCCATCACCTTCCAGTGCGGGATGGTGGTGCGCAGCTTGTCAGCAATGCGATCCACCTCCAGCCGCAACAGCATGTCGGCCTCGATCACGTTGATCTTATCGCCGCGCTTCACGGGCACGCCGCCGCTGTAGCGCGTGGTGCCATAGCCAATGGTCCACGGGTCACCGCCGCTAAGCGGATCGGGATAGGCCGAGAGGTGGCAGCCTTCAAACTCCCGAATCAAGCTGATCGCGGCGCTTAGGTCGCTTTGCTTGCCGTCTTGGCTCCACGTCTGAAACCACTCTCGATCCCTGCGCATCACGGCGTCGTAGCCGTTGGCGCTCAGATCGGTTTCTAACTGCTGAATCGCGGCGGTTTGATGCGGCAGCGCCTTGTAATACCTGAACAGCTGCTGCAACGAGATTCGCGCGTCGTTGGCCATGATTCAGCGGCGCTGCTTTGGGAAGGCCAGTTGCAAAGCCTTAAAGATCAGCTGCACCCAGCTGTTGGATTTAAGCGGTGATACTGCAATGATCTCGCTGCCTGCTGCAACGATGATGGCAATCACCGCAATGGTGGTGGCCTGATCCATGATCAGCACGATGGTGGACGTGCTTCCAACTTAGAGACGCGCTGCTCTACCGTCGACAGCCGCCCGAATGTCTCCTTTCGGTCTTCCTTGATATCGGTGTGGAGCACCTCAAGCTGTGAGGCGATGTGCTCCACCGCTGAGGTGAGCCTGATTACCGCCTCGCGGGCTTCATCAGATTTGCGACTGAAGCCAGCAGCACCCATGGCTGCCACTGAAATTGAAGCGCCGGCAATGGCGGCAATGACTTCGATCATGGCGCCATGGGGCTACCTGTTCAGCTTACCGACCTTGCCCGCGTAAGGGCTTCTTGCCGCGACGGCGTGGACGGCTATGTTGCCCGAACCCCTGACGGGTTGTTTTCGGGCGTCCGGGTTGATGCTCGATGCGAGCCGTGCCAGTCTTACTCTTGACCGCCATCTTCTGGTGCCTCGATTACGGGTGCGGGTGCGTAGGGATCAGCAGGCCATGCTGGGTAGTCTGCGCCAGTGATGTATGCGGCAAGTGCTGCGGTATCGGCGGTCTGCTCGATCTCGTAGTTCTTGCTGCCAGCGGCTAGGCGGATTTCTTCGCGCCAAGTCTTCAGGACAGGATCGGCGGCTTTGCCGTTATCAGCCTCGCGGATGATGATCCAATCCGTTGGCTGCAGCAGCGTGTTAGCGGTTGTGCGTGTTTGCTGCGTCCATTGCTCCACCAGTTGCGCGTGATCTTTAGGGATCAGGGCGCCGTCAGCGTCATAACCCCAGTAGAAGCGCTGGTCGTAGGGCTGAGGGTCGGGTGCTTCGGTGATGCCGATGGCTTCGCGTTCCGCAGGCGTCGCTAGGCGCAGCCAGTTGGCTGGGTATTGCGTGCCATCGGGCGTGGTGAACGCCACGTCTGGGCTGAGGGGTTTGCCGTCAAGAATGAACATGGCTCGCTAGTGGGTAGTGGTTACCTGGCACGAGCCAGGGAAAAGGGCGCTTCCGCGAAACATGCATAGACATATGTGCCGGCACTTGCATTAACAGAGGCGTCCGTGCTGCGGAGTTTGAATCCATTGCTCACAATGTCCGCCAGATCCGCAGTGCCTTCAGCGTCTGCAGTGTTTGGATATAGCGGATCATTGTCGACGTTATAGCCTTCGCGGGCTGCGTCAATAATCGTCCAATTTCCAGTGGAATCAGTGCGCTTGATCATGATCCAGCGCGGGCGCATGTTGGTAAACACCATCGGACCATCTGCGCTGCCGTTGCCGGTGTAGGAACCGAAGGCGCTGTAGCCCGCGACTGGGGCGAAGGCGTAGCAGACATAAGTGGTTCCACTACCGTTGTAATAACCCTGTCCGTAAGCCATTGTGATTACGGAGCTATCTGGCAAGGTGGACGTGATTGGCGGTTGTCCAGCGCTTGTTTGGGCGGCGGTATTATCCAGGTTTAGGTAGTTGTTAGCAGATAAGCTGCTATGCCAGACCATCCAGTTTGTTACGGCTGATCGTGCTTTCCAAATAAGAAACTTGGGTGCAGCACCTAAGCCGTGCCCGACCGTAGCTGCAGAACCTGAGCCCGTGTACGTGATAACTGAAAACCCTGCATTAGCATTAGCCCGCACCTGCGATGAGATGGTGCCAGCGGTGTTGGTGACGGTACTGCTGCCAGCGTCCCAGGTCCACGCTGCGTAGGTGGCGGCGTTGGTGTTGACCTGCGCCAATGTGCCAAGCGTGAAACCTGCAGTATTGAACGCCGTGACACCGCTATCGCTGGTGGCTTCTGCGCCCGTGGTGTTGCTTTCTAGGCGAGCTTGGGCGCCACGCACGCTGTCGTAAAGCGCGTGATCTGTAGCGGCAGAACGTGACTTGATCCAGATCAGGTCAGGGTTGAAACCAAGGGTGCTGGTGGGTGTCAGTGTGGAGCCGGTGCCCGTATAGGTCACCACATCCATCACCGTGGAGGGCTTGACGATGGTGGGTGCGGGCAGGTTTGCCGTGCAGAGCGCCTTGAAGCCGCTGGGGGCGGTGTAGGCAAAGGGGCGTTGGCCGAAGTTGGCAGTAATACTTGCTCCAGCAACCATACTGGCGCTTCCATCTGAAAATGCAGGAAAGAATGTGCCCGTTATGCCGCTAAAAGCCTGACCTTGGCTTGTGCCATTTTTGTAAAATGACAAAGTCCCGGCGTCGAGATCAAGAGCCACACCTATGACATCGTTGGCCACATAAGACGCACCGTAGGAAGCACTTGTATCGTTTGGGCCGTATTTTGTCCCTGAATTGGTGTAGGAATACGAGACCCCCGCGCCAAGATAGAGGTTTGAGGCTGTTACGTTTCTTGAGTCAATTCCAATTAAAGCGTCTCCAAGGCTATTGATCCTAATCTCCCAATACCATTTTCCCGATGAAACGCCAACAGTCCCGTGCGTCAATCCGTAGTTGGTAAAAGGTGTTTGTAGGTCTAGGTTTCCGTTCGATAACGTTGCGCCAGTAATAGATGCTGTTAAAGGATTCCAAGTGCAATAGTTCCCCCTCACCTCACCACCAGCACCTGTGTCGGTGCCGTAGTTGATGGGTGAATCCACCAGGCTGTCATTGCCTACGCCAGCGGTGACGCTGAGGTTGTTAGGTGTCCAGTTATTGCCGTTGCCGCTGGTGTCTTTACCCAACGTGGTGGCAGTGGCTGCGCTGTTGTCGGCGAACTTGAGCTGGAAGCCGTTGGTGCCGTAGCTGCCGCTGTATGCCTTGGGTTGCCAGATGCCGTTGGTGTCCGTTTCCCCGAAGCTGCTGGGAGTCAGGGCTTGGCCGTCGATGAAATGAACGTCCGCGAGGTATCCGTTGAACTTGTAGTAAGTTCCTCCATCAAGCGTGCCGATGTCATGTGATTGAGACGCAGCGTTAATGAGTGTGTCCGTGTTTTGAGGCACAGTCCAAGCACTCATTGTAATCTGAGCGCCATTAACATACACCTTGCAGCGATCTGACGTAGACGCCTGCGTTGTATCAATTGCATAAACTATGTGATACCAGGCAGCTGGGTCTCTGATTACAGCAACAGAATTAGACCTGTAAAAAGATCCATTATAGTAAAAGACATCAATATTATCGTAGAGAAACCCGATCATTGTCTGGGTCGCACCCGCTCCTGCTAGAGAGCCAAGCAAAACTTGTTGCAATGAAGCTCCGAACTCACACCTTTTTACCCACCCACTCCACGTCCACGTCTTTCGGTTGCCTGCTGATGTTGGTGTACGTCGGAGGTAAGCCGTATCAGCTGAGTTGAACCGCAGGCTGCGATCAATCTTGTAGCCACCTGCTGCACCACCAAGCAGGAGCGGGTTGCCGGCACCAGGAATCGACATCTCAGCTCAGGTTGGTGATCAGTTGGGCGGTGATGCGGGTGCTGCTCTGCACGGCATACACCAAGCAATCGACGGCGTTAGCCGTTGTGGTTAATGTCGGCGCGGTGCCGCCGGTGAAGTCCCAGTAGCTGCCGTAGGACAGCGTGCGGGAGCCGGTGCCGTCTTGCGTGATCCAGATGCAACCGGACTGCCCAGCGGTCAGGTTGGTGGGATTGGCGAGAGTGCGGTTACCGCCGAGGGTGACGCTGAAGTTGTTGCTATCGCTGAAATCAGGCGTGATCGTCGCGCCGTCAGTCAGTGCTGTGATTTCACCGCGTTGCCCTTTGGTCCAAGTCTGGGCAGTATCAAGTCCGGCGCCATAGGGCAGGCTCGTGAGCGCACCGCCTTCAATCACATAAACCTTGTTCTCATCCGTTGCGTAACAGATTTCGCCTTCTTGTAAATCAGCAATGCTGCTGTTGAGATTGCTATACGTGCCGCGTGCGATACGGACAGGGGTGCGTGTGGATGGGGTTGGCATTAGTTAAAGCTCCCGCCGTCGATGGTCGCAGATGTGGTCACTGTAGATGAGCCATTGGCGAAGTTTCCACCGTCGACAATGATGGCGCCAGCATCGCTAGCCCAGCTGAGAACACCGCTGCCGTTAGTGCTGAGCAGCTGACCGCTAGCGCCGTCCGCAGCGGGCAATGTCCAGGTGACGTTGCTAGCAATCGTCGCGGGCGCCTGAAATGCAACCCAGTTGCCGCCGTGACCAGTTGCCTCGCCAAAGCGCAGATCCGATTGATTGTCTAATAGCAAATCACCCGTCAGGGTTCCGCCTGTCAAGGGGAGAAATCCTGAGCCAGTGGCTGCAATGGTGATGCTGCCATCGCCATTGGTAACAGTGACGCCGGTCCCTGCTGTGATGGTTGCCTTGGCGAGCGTGCCATCGGTCTTGCCAATCAGCAGCTGGCCATCGGTGTAGGTGGTCTGCCCTGTGCCGCCGTACCCCGTCGCAACAGTGGTGCCATTCCACACGCCAGTGCTGATGGTGCCAACGCTGGTCAGGCTGCTGCTAACTACAGCGCTGCCAAGGCTGGTGGCATCAAGCACCTTGGTACCAGCGATCCGGTATTCTTTGGCGCTTGCAATGTTGACGTGCTCGCTGAACGTCCACGCATCGGTGGCGTCCACCCAGTTGATTGTTTTGTCAGTGGTGCCCTTAAGCGTGATGCCACCACCATCAGCCGTCACATCGGTTGGCGTGGTGACCTTGCCGATGATGATGTTTTTATCTTCAACGTCCAGCGTCTGAGTGTTGATAATCGTCTCAGTGCCGTTGACCGTTAAATCGCCTTGAATGATGACATTGTTGTCAAAGGTTGCCGCACCCGTCACGTCGAGCGTGCCAGGCACATCAATATTGCTGGCCCACTCAACACCAGTCCCAGCTGCATCGGTCTGCAACAACTGCCTAGCGGTGCCATCGGCCAGTTTGCTGACGGCAATCTCAGCATTGCTGGCGATATCCGCATTGACCAGCGGATAGGCGCTCAGCTGCGTACCACGCACATAGCCAAGGCTGGCCCATGCTGTGCTGCCGTTGCCGATTTTCCAGTAGCCGGTATCACTCTCAACACCAATCTCGCCAGCCAGCAGCGTTGGATTCTCGGCTGTCCAGTTGGCTGCCGTATCGCGGCGCTGCCGCTGCAGTGCTGAGAGGGTGATACTCATGTCGCTGCGCCAGGGCTGATCACATAGTCGCGTGCTGGCGTGGCAGCAGCCAGCCCACCATTGAGAATATAGTCGCGTGCTGGTGTTGCAGCCGCCAAGCCGCCATCAAATACCAGATCTCCGGTGTTGATCGCATAGGTTGTCAGCTCAAGCTCAACGCTCCACAGGTCACAGGATCCATCTGTGATGACTGGCGGGCCTGCATACCGCCAGGCGTAATCACTGAGCAAACCAACTGGTGGCGTGGCGTAGCCATTCCACACCTCAGCGGACAGATAGAAGATGTCAAAGGTGCCTTGCCGGTCTAGGTAGTGAGTCTTGATGAGGTTCAGATCTGATTCGCTGATGTTGTTGAACGCCAGCTGCAGTGTCTGCGCGATCCTGCGGTTGCCTTGCCTGTAGCCGCTGTTGACGCCTGAGAGGGTCACCTGCTGCTGCTGTGGCACATCGCCAGGTGTGTAGACGCGAGCCGATGGGATTAGAGCAGGAAAGGCCATGGCTAAATCGGCACCGTTTCAAGCTCAATGCTGATGTTGTATCGCCTTGGCGCTGCGATATCCACGCCGAATGGCCCGGTATATCGCCATTGGTAACTGGCTGAGCTGACTGGCGGCGTGGTGTAGCCGCCCCATACCTCAGCGGATAGATCGAAAGGGATCAGGCTGCCCTCTTGCCCTGCATAGTGATCCAGCAGCAGCTGGGCCTCAGCCTCTGTCAAAAACTCATAGCCGATACTGAGCGTTTGAGCGATGTAGGAGTTGCCCTGCTTGAATCGCACTTCACCACCACTGGTGCCGACGTATTGCTGCTGCGGTATGTCGCCCAGCGAGAGCGAACGTGTACGCGGTGCCAGCGCAGGGAAGGTGGCCATCACACCACTGTAAAGGTGCCATTGAGCACATCATTGCTGATGCGAGCAATATCACTGCCGTTCACTGGGAACTGGGCTGCCTCGATGCTGGTGATGCCATCGGTCTGGTGGTTGATCGTTGTGATCTGATACCACTCAATTTCGGTGCGGTTGTCTCCGGTACTGGTGATGCGCTGCCGCTGGATTTTGATCACGTCGGTTGGCTTCAGTCCAGCAGTCGAAAGTGGCGTTGCGAAACTGATCGAATGCACTGAATACTTACGCCGGACCAGGTAGTGCTTGGCATAGATCACAGCATGATCGCGATTGGCGCAAAAGTCCGACATATCAAACTGCTCCACTGGGGCATCAAGGCTTACACCGCTGTAACGCACCTGCACGCTTTGCTGCGTGCCAATGGCATCAGGACCATTCAGGCGATAAAGCACCGTGGCTGTCACGTCGGTTTTGTCTGCTGCTGCTACATAGGTCTTGCTGAATGAACCTGGCAGGATCTCGTCTTCTGTAAACGTCGCCACTGGCGTCAGCGCTGTTATGTCGATCTCTTGACTGCCATTCAATGGCAGCAGCGGCTCAAACCGATACTGACCGCCATTCGACTGGAAAGACAGCAGGAAATAAGGCGCAGTCTCGCTCAGGAACTCCACGATGTTCAGAGAGTTCGAGATCACCCCATTGAAGTGAAGGCCGTATTCATCGCAGAACGCAGCCAGATCTTCCATGTTGCCGGTGTAGATCGGTGCCGCCACATCAGGATCGGTGTTGCTGGTGCGCTTATAGATCGTGAACAGGTACATCGCCAAGTCCACCAGCTGGTTGCTGGCGCCTTGCGTGTAGACGCCACCCACAAGGCCGACGCTATAAAGATCAACGCTCACGCCCTGCTCGTAGTAAACCGAGAGTTGCCGCGTGGTGGTTGGATACGATCCAGACTCCGGCGGATCGTAGATGTCGCCAACTACTTTGAGGAAAGTGATATCTGCAAAAGCTGAGTTATTGGCGGTTGGCGTGCTTGATGGATTGGCATATTTGCTGACGACGTACTCCTCTTGCACTGCCTCTAATGTCCCTGTGCTAGCAGGCAGGCCAGGATTGATCTGGTTGTCTACTGAGGTTGCCGTGTACTTCCAAGTCACGCTGCCGGACGAACCAATGGCAGCAAGCACCGGATCAGGCGGGGCAATATATCCTGATGCAGTGCCAGCCGGGATGTTGGTTCCCCCTATAAAATCCTGCACAACACCAACACCGTAGCCACCTGTGATGGTACCAGTTGAAGTGATTACGGCATTGATAAGGATCTCCGAATTAGTTGGCAAGCCAAAATACCCCCACCATGCGGATGTTAAATCAGCCCCAGTGACATTATCAAATACTTCAATGGTCGCATTTAACGCAGAGTTTGTTGTATTACCTGTGCCTCTGGCGATGCGTCTTACGCCATAGTACGAAGTACCTAAGAAGTCTTGCCTTTGGGTTTGTTCACCTGATGCTGGCAAAGGTTCTGTCAGGTATGAGTAGGTTTCATTACCGCAATACAAACCCGCGCCAAGAATCGGGCACGTGCCAGGGTTGGCAGCAAGCGTGGCGGCGCTGTTATAGATCGCACTGATCGTGATCGTTTGATCAGCCAGAAACGCCATATTGCTAAGGCCAACCCATACGCGGTGCTTCACAGGACTGCTGACGATCTGCCCTTGGCTGATAGGAAACAGAAAGCTGCCAACAAAAAAGTTAGATCCAGCACGCACAAGTGAGGGTTGCACCCAGATGCCACCGTTATCGTTCACACGCTTGCCGAACACAATCGGCACCGTTTCGCCAGCGGTTGCAATCCGTTGTTCAGCGCCCAGATCAGCCTTAGGGGTTTTGCGGTTTTCTGGTGATCTGTCTTGCTGTGAAACTGCCTGATTAGGGGAGCTTTTTTGCTGAGGTGCTCCCTGCTCGCCGTCCTTAACGCGGTAGACAATCCATCCACGGCCACTGCCAGATGGACGCTTGGCCCAGGTTTGCCCTGGGTTGTTGCGCATGTTCTCTTTGATGATCCAATCTGAGACTTCATCTGCCCCCTGTGGACCACGTTGCCCTGGCGGTGCCATTGCAGGCATCACTTGCTGATTAACCTTTGGCCCACGGTTGTAAGCGGAGTTAGTCATTGCTCGCACTCCATACAGCGTTGCAACGCCGCAGCCAAGACCATCGGTGGCACGATAGTCAAACACTTGGTCACAGTCTGCACGTCGCTGATTTCTGTGTCATCAGCAGCAAGGTAGACGCGGCGTGTTCCATCTACGGCCAGTCTCACGCCCTGATGTGTAGTGCCATCAGAGCACTCCACTTCAACATTGATCGCAAGAATCTGCATCGTCATCGTCCCACAAATCTCCCGATCAGATCGGATGCAATCTTGCGAGTTGGAATCTGCGGCCTTGTCTTATCAATCACTGGGGTAATGGCCCAGTTGACAGATGTGTCATTTACTTCAGCCCCATCGATACCGCCAATGTATCTGCTGACAAGCGTGGCGCTAGCAGGGTCGAGTTGATCCTCGCCAGCATCCTGCAGATACAGCGAGGCGATCACAAGGCGATTTGCCCCAATGGCTGTGTCAGTCAAATCGATGATATCACCAGTTGCTGCGATCTCAACCGATAGCTCGCCAATGCCACTAGCGGACTTCAACGTAAAACCGGAGACACTGAATGGGATATATACGAATCTGCCCTGCACGGCGCTATCGACTGTTGATAGATCCTGCGGCACTTGGTAGAAGTTCTGCCAGCGCCGCGTTGGTGAGCGTTTGCCGGTGCTTGGATCGTACACGCTGCTGCGATCAGCGTAATACTCAAGGAAGCAAAGCAGATCGTAATAAGCCATCAGGCCATCCCCAGCTGCCGGCGCACGCTGCCATCGCCTGCAATCAGGCTCAGCGTTTGATTAACGCCAGCCTGTACGGCACGGCTGAGATCTTGTGTCGTCACATAATTGCTGCCATTCATCTGCATTACCGGGCCAGTTTGAATGCTGACATTGGCGCTGCTGGGCACAACCACGCCACCCTCAGCAAAGCGTGGGATAGCGCTTGCGCCACGCTTGCCGGCCATCCAGTTAGCGGCGAATCCGCTGGCCTTGGATTGCGGCACGATGTATTCCGGCTCGCCGCCCTCACCCACCATGGCGATGGTCGGGCCACTGACAACGCCACCCTCAGCAAATCGAGGTAACTTGACCGGGCTAACCTTCGGGATGCTGACGCCAGGTACGCGGTTGGCCGCGGCGATCAGTGCATTGATTGCGCCTACAGCACCATTGATGCCGCCTTCAATCGCGCCCATGATGCCGTTCAGCGCACCCTTCACTACGCCAAGGGCAGCGGTGAATGGAGCCGAGATGATCTGCTGCATCCCGGCCCATGCGTTTTTGATGAAGTCGATTGATTGCGTGAATGCATTTTGAATAGGCGCGATGAAGTTTTCCTGAATCCATTGCCAGCCCTGCTCGAATGGCTGTTTGATGAAGTCAAAGATTCCAATCCAAGTGCTGACGTACCAATCAACAATCTTCTGGCCAAGCTCGATAACAGGAGTTAGAAAGTTTTCATTGAGCCAGTCCCATGCCTTCATGAATGGGTCTTTGACATAATCAAAGATCACCACCCATCCATCGACGAACCATTGCGTCAATTGCTTGAACGCATCAATGACAGGTTGAACAAAAATACTGAAAAGGGACTGACCGATTTGACCAATGGTATCGAGTATCCCAGCCACCGCAGATTTGACGCCTTCCCATGCAGCCATGAAGGCTCCCCCAATCTCATCTCTGAAGTTCCAGATCACCGCAATCAACGCGCCAATAGCAATAGCAATGCCAACCGGGCCGGTGAGCAAGGCAACAATGGCCGTGATTGCCGGCGCAAGAGTTGTAAACGCTGTGACAACAGCTGCAACCGGTACGGCGATGGCGGCTAATGGAATAGCTACGGCCGCAAAACCAGTCGCCAAATCCTTAACAGGCTGCGGGAGGTCCATAAACCACTTGGCGAAACCACCGATGGCCTCAGCCATTTGCGTGATCAAAGGCAGCACAGCAGTCAAAGCCTCGTTGAACGGACCTTGCAAACTTCTGCCGACTTCATTGATCGTGTCGTTGAGCTTGTCGGCGTTCTGGGCCATTTCCGTATCAATAGTCGCGGCGTACTGGCTCAAAGCATCTTTGCCTTCACTCAACATCGGAATCAGATTCACGCCTGATTTGCCAAATAGATCCATTGCCAACGCGGTCTTTTTCGCGGGATCTTCCATCTTTGACATCTTGTCAGCAATGTCGACCATGATTTGATCGACGCCGCGGATCTTGCCTTGCGCATCCGTTGAGCTGACCCCAATCGATCTCAGCGCTTCGCTTGCTTTTGACGCAGGATCAACAATGCCTTTTTGTAGCTTGCTCATGGCCTTGGCAACTTCTTCAACGCTGCTGCCACTGTCTTGAGCTGCTGCGCCAAACTTGCTGAGGTTCTCAACGCTTACGCCAGTGCGCTGGCTGAGATCGTTCAGGTTATCAGCCGCATCAATGGCCCGCTTGCCAAGCACGGCCAATCCGCCAATAGCTGCCGTACCCAATCCGGCAAGCAATGTGGCCGTGCTTTTTGCGATCCCACCAAGTTTCTGAAATGATCCGCCAAGTCCACCAGCTTGTTTGTCGGCAGCGTCAAGCGAACGAGTCAAGCCATCAATCTGACTAAGACCGTCAACCTTGGCCCTGATCGTCAGGGCGGTTGTCATGTCCAGCGCCATGGCTATTTCTTGCGCTTGTTGACTGCTGCAACCACTGTAGCCTCGATGATCTGCAGATCACCTAGAACCTCTGCCGGATCAGCGATCTGCAGTAGATCAAACACCCACCGCACGGCGCCATAATCCAGCCCGATCATGGTGCCGGAATCAGTACGCCATTGCGTCTGCACCTTTAGGAACACACGCACTGCTGCCCATGCTTCAGGCTCCACCTCGAAGTTGACGGCCGCTTTGCTCGGTGGTGGTTCGATGCCGAACACAGCTGCATCCTTTGCTGTGTCGTCAACCTCCATGCCACCTAGCCAGTGCTCAGCGGCCCCGATCAGTTTTTTCTCTTCTGCTCCACCAGCGATTCAAAGTAGGCGGCAACCAATGCACCGGCCATCATCGGCACATCCAATAGCTGTGCCTTCACGGCATTGCTGAATGGCACGGGCTCACCATCACCATCGACAATGCCATCCCATCCCACGAGGATCTCATCTGCAATGCTCTGATCGCTGATGCCCTCGCCAGTGTCCTCACCCTTTTCGTTGGCCTTGACGCGCTGCTGCACCTCGCGCTGAATCTCATTGATGCGGCTCTGAGCTAGCCGCTTGAACTCAGCGTCAAATGTCTGCCGCTCTCGTTTCCCACCGTTGGCCGGGAGCTTAATGCTCACCGGCCAGGTGTAGGAGTCCGACTGCTTAAGGACAAAAGCCACGCGATCAGGTAAAGACGATCTCTACCTCATCATTGCCCGAATCGGTCGGGGTGGCAATGTATGGCAGTGTCAGCATCTGGATGCCGTCTTCATCGCTGTAGGACGGGTTACCCAAATCGATCTGGCTGGCGGTGAATGTGATGATGTTGCCTGCAGTCTGGCCGTGCTGGAACGTGAGGTTTCCAGTGCTGTTGCCGGTGGCGTCGTTGAAGAAGTTGTGAGCGCTGACCGAGACGGCCTCAATCATCACCTCACCAGCAGGGGCGCGGTTGGTGATGATCACTTCCTTGGTGCAGCCCACCAGCTCGCGATAGACCAGCTCATTGGCCAGTTCCATCGTGAAACTCTGAAGGCAGCCGGCATAGCTGAACACCTCGAAGCCAGTGGTATTGCCTTGCTTGAACACCACCGGATCAGCCTGATTGGCGTAGGTCGGGCTGCTGATGGCCGATGCAGTCGGGGCGTTGTAGATGCCCGTGAACTCAAAGGCGATGGTGGGGATTTCGCCCACGGTGCAGTTCAGGGAGAAGGTACCGCGGCAGCCAGTGGCCTTGTGCAGCACGCCATCGTTGTTGAAATAGATGGTGACCGAACCGGGCGAGGTGTTGCTGTTGGGCGTATAGGTAACGCTCGTGCTGGCCGATACGGTCTCAGTAAACGAACATGCTTTCAGCAGCGGGCCATATGCCGGGGCAGTGCCAGCAGTGCCAGAACCTGCAAGCTCCACTTCAAAGTTCACCAGCACCCGGGTTTGTGCCAGCAGCTGCTCAGATTGACCGAGGTAAGGGCGAATCAGCTCACGGCTAACGGTGTCAGCCTCGAGGGGAGTCACCTCGATATTGCGCACCAGGATGGCGTTGGCGCCAACAGTTGGCGTAGGGTCGACGCCATAGGTAGTCTCGATTTCGGCCAGCAGCAGCTGGCGGCGGGAAAGCAGCGGCATGGCTTGGCCGGATGGAATCTTTCAACCCATCGTAGCCGGCTCAGCTGATAGTCAAATTGGTGACTGAGGTGCGATAACGCACAAGATATTCACAGCCAATCACGCCGGCAGGCTGATCAGCTTCCACCATCTCAAAGCTCACCGATTGCGGTTGCACATCAATGGCATATCCGCCCAGCGTGAGATCGGCCATCATCTTGGCGTGCAGGCTTTCAATGATCGGATCAGCGGTCTGATCCGGTACGGTGCCGCGCACGATCACCGCAATCCGTACCGTCAGACTCCAATCCAGTGTGGGGAGGCTGGTGTTCTGCTGTGCTGTATCTGAGATCGGCTCGATCACAAGCGCCGGACTTTCGCCGCGGCTCAGTGGTTCAACCCTGCTGCGATAGATCCGAGTGCTGACGCCAGTGGTTCCGGTGAGCGCCGTGCGGATCGCCGTCAGTACCTGTTCGCGCTTGGTAGTCATGGTTATGCCGAGGCAACCTGAACCACTGTGCAGATGATGCCGGGAATGCTGGGATGCGCTAGCGGGCTGGTCTGTGCTGCCTCAGCCAAGATCGAAACCGCTGTATTGGTTGTAGCCCACATCAGTTCGATGTAGTCAGTCGCCACCAATGGCAGCACAAAATTCACCGTGCCGATCAGGTGGCCAGGTGTCCCACCATGGCTTGATGGAATACTGAACCGGCTATCGCTAGCAGCCACATCACCGCTGCTCCCGCTGTCGTTCTTGCGCAGCCAGATGTTCACATCATGGATCTGCGTATCAGTGTTCTGCAGCTGAACAGAGAAGGTGAAGCTATAGATGCCCGGATAGTCGACCGTAATGCGGCTATTGGAAACGATCCGTACGCCCCGGCTGGCCGTATCAACTGACCGCAGGCTGATCGCGTAAGGCGTATCAATGGCCGCGGCCGTCTGGCTTGTGAGATCCCAGAACGACCCCCAATAACCAGGGCAGCCGTGGTACGGCAGCTTGCTCCATGGCGTCAGGCCATTGCCGATCTTCAGGTTTTGCGTATCGCTCTCAAGGCCAGGTTCTCCTGCCATCAGCACAGGATTCAGCGCTGCCCATTGGCTTCTGGTGTTGACCTTGAGAGGGGCGCTCATGTCTTCTGCAATCCAAGTTGCACGAACTTGCCGTCATCCATCAGCATGGTTTCCCTGACGGTATAAGCAGCCCCATCCACAGTGATCGAATCGCCGCGGATGAGACTGCCGAAGTTTGAGGTTCTGGCTGTCAGCGTGTAGTCAGTGCTAAGCACCATCCCATTGCTGATCACCTGGCTTGGCATGTCCAGGATTCCCTTCGCAGTAACGGCGCCAGCGGTGCAGCTGACGCCGAAGTCTGCGAGGAATACATCCAGATCCTCAGTGAACGCCATGCTCAGCTGTACTTCTTAGAGCCGAGAGCCACCACGGAAACGGCGCCGGTGCCGGTGCCGCCGGTCACAGTGAAGAGCACACGAACATAGCGACGGAGATCGTTGCTGTTCAGGTAAATCTTCTCTTGGAATGCGGTGTTAGCAGCAGCAGCAGTGAAGCCGCCACCGGTCACGTCCACGAAATCGCCGGAAGTGGTGGTGTTGCTGTGCTGGATCTTGGCAGTCAGGGTGACGCCAGAGCCGGCAGCAGCTGCATCGATGATGAAGGCAACGTCGCCCTCATAATCGACCAGATCGACGTTGGCGGGGGTGCCAGCGCCGGTGGATGCCACAACAGCGTTGTTGTGCAGCTCGAGCAGATCGGTTTTAGATCCGAGGTTGTGGATGGTCATGATTTTGCCCTCCGTCGGGGGGTGGTTGGTTTAGGTGCAGGTTGAGCAATGGTCTCAACTGCGTCTACTACAGAGGCAACAGCCTCAACAGCTTTGCCGATACCGATCAGGAGTTTGGCGTCAGAGGGGGAAGCCTCTAGAACTTCCCCAGTTTTGACGACCCGGCCCGCCAGCATCGTTTGCCGTAAGACCTTGATCAACATGATCAGAGGGTGTTGTTGCCGCGGCTGAAGGACTCAGGGTGACGGACGGCAATGTCCACATCCTGCATAGCCACCACGCGCACGGTGCCGGAGGTGCTGTTGGTGTAGGGATCCACCATCAGATCCAGGCCGGAGAAGTAACCGATGATCAGGTCAGCGAAGTTGCCAAACCACAGATCACCAGAGGCGACTTGGTTGGACAGCACACCCTGATAGCCGTTTACCTCAGAGCCATCCATGATGAACATGCCGGAGCCGGCATCTTTCTTGGTGGTCTTCAGGCTGCCGCGCATTGCGGCGTTCATCAGGTAGACGGGGTTGCCGAGCAGTGCGTTGGCAGTTGCCACATCACTCTCGAGTGCCACCACTTCCTCGAAGGTGGGAGCGTTAGCGGCAAAATCCTCGGTGCCGATGCCAGTGGTCAGCTTCAGGCCAAGGGGCTCACCATTGGAGCCGGTGCCATACAGGCCAGCCAGGTCGATCTTGAGTGCCAGCACACGGGCAAGATCGCTACGAACCATGTTCTCCACGTCGATGGAGGACTGGATCATCAGGCGGCGGCTGTAGTCAGTGAAGGCGGCCACTGTCTTAGGAGTCAGGCTCACCTGATCCACGGTCTGCTGCGACTCGGTAGGAGCACCAGACTCAGCAACCCAGTAAGCAGTGCCAGCGCCGGACTGACGGGGGATGGCCACGTTGCCGGTGAGGCCGGTCAACACAGTGGCGCCAGCCTGATCCAGAGCCGAGGCGTTGCGCAGCAGATCGATGAAGCTGCCAGCATCCAGCTCAGTAGCAACCAAGTTGCCGCCGGCGGTTGCAACGCCAACGTTCAGGTCACGGCGCAGCACATCCTGAGGGATGGTGATGCCGCGGGACTGACGGCCGAGCTTCGCAGCAGCAGCTTCAGATGCCTCGATCTCGAACGCAGCAGCCTCGCGAGCGGCGCGGTCGGTCGGGTTGGCCAGATAGTTAATGGCACGCATGAAGGAGAAGCTGCGGCTCTCCTTCTCAGTCAGGCCGATTTCAGCGGCGCTCATGTTCACAGGCTCCTGTTTGATGTCGAGGTTGTCGAGCACAGCAGCGCGGGCCTCGTCGATAGAACGACCAGACTCGATCAGCTGGCGGCCGAGATCGGCCATACCGTGCTTTTCGGTCAGTGCAGAAATGCCAGCGATGCGGGAGCGCTCAGCCTCAGCGGCTTCGGCCCGCACCACTGCCAGATCAGGGGTGGTGTTTTCCATTGCAGGAATGGGATCAGGTGTAGGTGCTGCCGAAGCAGCCTGTTCGTTGGACTCCAGATGGCGTCCGATCCCTACGTTGTGAGCATCGGCCGGAACCGACACGATGCTGACTTCGTAAGGACTCCAGGCAGTGGCAACAAAGTCACCGCTGCCTCGCTCCTCCATTTTGTCGATGGAGTAGCCGAAGGAGACATTTCGGAGAATGCCATCCTTCACATCACTCAGGATTTCCTGAGCGAACGCATTGCGGCTGAACCGCACACGCGCATAGCCACGTTTCTTGGTGCCATCGATATAGGCACGTTCAACAACACCAATTACCTTGTCGGGATTGTGGTTGAAGAGCAGAGGCGCACTGTCATTCAGACGGCTGAGATCAGCAGCAGCCGGATCGTGGCTCAGGATTTCATTGCCAAAATAACGGGCAACGGGATACTCAGAGCTAAACGGAAACTCAAAGGTCCGGCCTTCTGTGTCATCAGCCGCGCGGTCAAACGCCACCGAATGGAAGCGGCGCAGATTCGTCTCGCCTGCATCACGCTGGCCAGCACCAACTGCAGGGATTGCAGCCTCGGTCTGATCCATGGTTAGCAGGCGCTCAGGGATCACCCACAGCTTGCAGATACCAGCTGGATCAATGTCTCCCTCAACCAATTCACAAGCCCGTGGGCCAGCGTAGAAAGCACAGTTAGAGCAGACCATGCCCTCTCGTGCAAACGGATTGCCGGCAGCGTTCACGTAGTGAGCGCCATTGCTGCCGATGTCCTGAGAGAACATGCCGACTTCATCAACGATCTCCTCGAGCGCTTCATACATCAGAAGCTGCCGAGCGTTCATATCAGGAGTCAGCTCACGCTTAGCGCGATCAGCCTCGCCATCGCCGGTGGCCTCTTCAAACTCGATGGGCTGGAAATCATGATCAGCCAACCATTGCCGAGCCTCGGCTGCAGTGAATTGTGAACTGCGGAACCGAATCGCTTGCAGCTCACTGGTGCCTGCCTTGATGCCGTAGATGAAATCAATGCCAGATCCGCCAGCATCATTCTCGCGGCGCAGAGAATCGTATTGGCCGGGATCAGTCAACCTCGCGGCATGTTCATTTGGATAAGGGCGCGCCTCTTCCATTTGTCTATCCTGCAATGCCTTGATTCTATCCGCCTTCTCATTAGCCCAACTCTGCCCAGCATCGCCGCCCCATGCGGCCCATGCAACGCGGCCGGCTGATGGATAGCCATCCTCGCCAGGGCTGAATCCCTCGCCTTGCTTATCAACCTCATGGCGGGCAAACCATGCCGCCATCGTGATCACTGTGTCAGGTGACAACTCATCACCGCTCAGGATCTGACGCGCCCTGGCCGCGGCAACCTCAGTGCCGCCTGCCTTGCCATCAGCCTTCCAATCGCGATAGCGCTGCGCCTCTTCCCTCATGCCATCCGTTGGCATCAAGTCAACGGTCTCGCCTTGGATTGTTGCCATCAGTCCTCAGGCCCTTCGAGCGGATCCTCAAGAACTGATTCCTCTTCGTATTCCTCTTCATCCATCGGCGGTTCCGTATCCTCAAACGCCGGCTGGCCGCCCATCGTCACCGCAGGCTGCGAACCACCGCCAGCATTCACCTCACTGGGATCGGTGTCGAGCACGATATCCATCTCATCCAACATCGCCAGCTCAGCCTGACGCGCCATCAGCACATCATCGAGATCACCACCCTGCTCGCTGATCACCTGGCCCAACGTCTTGAAGCCACAGCGCACTGCATCCTTGTAGGCGTTTACTTCCTTCTGTGGATCCACCCATTCCCAGCTGCGTGGGATCCAGCGGCTGGCGCGGTAACGATCCGGGTTTGTCTCATATGTGGGCAGGTTCAGCTCACCGCTCAGCACCGCCATCTCGAGCCAGTTCTCGTAGACCGTCTGATGGAAGTTCTCAATGAAGAACCGCTGCAGCACTTTGTACGTGTCGCGCTCCTCCAGCAGGCTCAGCCGGCTGCTGCTGTAGTTGCTCTCTGAAAAGTTCTTGCTGATGCTCTCGAAGCTCACCCCAACACCAGCGGCCACAGCACGCAGCATTGAACGTGTGAATGGTTCCAGCTGGCCATCCGGTGCATTCAGATCCGGCACCGTCACGCTTTCGCCCGGCGCCAGATACTTGAACACACCAGGCTGGAAATCGCTCACGCGCTCGTTCTCATACACCTCATCACCAATCAGCTCACCCTCGGGCGATTGGATGAAGCCCATCAGTGCACTGCTCGCCCTGGCCCGTACCACCTCGGCCTCCTCATAGCCCTGCAGCATGTGCAGCCGCATCAGCGCCGAGGCGAACCATGTCACGCCGCGCGTTTGCCCCGGCCGCTCCGGCAGGAAGAGATGAATCACCTCATCAGCAGGCACCCGCACGCGCCGCCCATTCGTGCGTGGATTGCCCGCATACGTGTCGCCCGGATGGTTGGCGTAGAAGTGATAAGCCTGCGGCCGCAGGTAGCCATCCACCTCGATGCCCATCCGCACCGTGTTGCCTTCCTTGGCCTGCGGGATATCGTCGTCGATCAGGTAATCCGCCTCGAGGATCTGCAGCGCAAACGGCACGCGCGAGCCACCGAATGGTTTGCGGATCATCCGCACGAACACCTCGCCGCTCTCCGCCAAGCTGCGGCACAGCAGCCGCTCCATATCGTGGAAGCCCAGCAGCCCGCTCACATCACAGCGGCTCTTGTGCATCCACTTCTCCCATTGCTCGTGGATTTGGCCGTTAATCGCCTCATCCAGCCGGCCGCCACGCAGCATCCGCACCTGCGACTGGTGCTTGATGCCATGGCCAATCACATTGTTCTGGATGCTCCGCAACGCTTGCCGCGCATAGTCGTTGTCACGGCACAGCTGACGCGCACGATTGCGCAGCGCCTTAAAGCTGCTCTTGATTTCGCTGTCGGCACTGGTGCCGCTTGTCACCCAGTCAGATGTGAGCCGGCTAACCCTCGCGCCTTGATACGCCCGCGCACGTGGCCGCATCGGCTCGAATCCCATCGCCTTGAATAGCCGCGTCCGCAATCCCATCAGAACCTCACGAATAGGTTGTGCGGATTGCCCAGGCCGTTGGCGATCAGGTCCGCCATCTGCTCGCGCTTCACCTCAGCCTTCAGCTTACTTTCGCGCTCCATCAGCTCACCTAGATCCAGCTTGGTAAAGCTCCGGCTGCCGATTGTGTATTGCTTAGCGCCAGCGCTAACAATCGCGCGGATTGCAGCCTGCACTGCATCCAAATCAATCTGCGCCTGCGACCGCCCATCAAATGCACCGGGCGAACCGGCATAAGACAGCGCCGCCTCAACAGTCAGCTGGCCGGCCCCCAGCGTGATGACCGATCCGCTCTTGCTGGCAATCGCCTGCCAGTACCACGTGCCAGCGTCAAAGCCGCTACTCACATTGGCCGCGATGGTGAACTCCCAGCCCGTGCCATATGCAGTGCCGACAACAGACGCACCCTCGCTAGCTGTATTGGTGCGCAGCCAGTAGGTCAGCGTGTAGTCAGCGCTGCTGATCTCATTGCCGAGATTGTCGACGCCCGCAACATCACGCCACTTCACCGTGTCGCCTGCCCTGATTGTCGCGGGGATGTTCACGGCTACCAGTTGCCAACAAAGCCAGGCCCAGCCGCTGCCGGCTGTTGCTTCCTCAATCTTAGCGGTGCTTTCTTGCCCTCTTCCAACTGCACTCTCAACTGTTCCCACATCGTCGCCTTATTCATCCTCCGCCCATAGATCAACATCGCCGCATAGCCATACACCGCACAATCAAGCGCTTCATTTCGATCACCTGCTTTCTTCACCCATTCCCTGATCGGAAAGCCTCGGTGATATCGCAGCGCCTGCCGCTCACTCGTGAGCTGCCGGTAATACTCATCATCTGCAGCGAGTCCAAAGTTCAGGCCGCCCTTGGTTTCGTTGTGACGCAGCCGGCCGAACAACGTCGTCTTGATCGTGTCTGTGCCCAGCTGATACAGCGTCACGCCACGCTTGATCACCCGCCCACGCCAGTTCACATCCACCTTGCTGCCCTTGCCCACCGCCGGGCTATTGCGTCTGCTGCTGCCCTTAATCGCCACCACGCCCTGGCTCACGCGGTCACGCACGTATTGATACACCTCATGCGTGCAGTGGCCGCCAGAGTCAACCGCAACCTGCGCCAGTTTCAGATGTCGCCCGCTTTCCGTCTCCCACTCAGTGGCGATCACGTGATCCAGCTGCTCCCATACCTCCGTCTGCGTCGGGTCGCCCATCAGCTCCTGGTGCCACACCAGCCAGCCGGTCTCACCCTCGCCCCATCCCCACACGCTCACCGCTAGTCGGTTGTCCTGCACGTCCACCCCAGCCGTCAACAGCACCACCCCAGCCGGGCAGATGCCTGGCTTGTAATCCAGCCGCCGGGCCATCAATCCATCAGCGCTCACCTTCGCCGCGTAGTCCTCTTCCCAAGTCTCCGCCAGCCGCGTGTTGACGAACGACTTGAGCGCCGGCGCATCGCCCTTGGCCCGCAGGAAGTCATCCACCAGTTGCTCCCAGCTGCACCACCCCAGCGGGCTATACAGGCCGCTCAGATGGAAGCCAGCCGTGCGCCCATTGCTCGGTGCTGTCGCCCGCCACTCGCCACCCCTGAGCATCGCCGGCTTGTGCATCTCAGCGAACCGCTCGCCGCAGTGCTCGCACTGATACCGCGCACTCTCCGGCTTGCCCTCATCCCATTTCAGCTGCCCCCACTTCAACCACTCCATCGCGCCGCACGATGGGCACGGCACATAGAACCGCCGCTGATCGCTCCGCTGATACTCCGCCTCGATCCGGCTGAAATCCTTCACGGTCGGCGTGCTGGTGAGCAAAATCTTCCGCCGCGCGAACGTCGTCGTCCGCCGCTCCGCCAAGCTCACAGGATCGCCCTCCCCATCCACATCAGCAGGGAAGCCGTCAACCTCATCGCAGAACAAATACCTACACGGCGCTGATCGCAAACCCGTCGCGCTGTTTGCACCAGTCAGCAGCATGATCCCGCCGCTGAACTCCTTGCTGAACATCGTGTTGCCAGAATCCCGCGCCCTAGCCGGTGCAATCTTGGCCGCCAAGCACGGCGTCTCCGTGATCATGCTCTCGAGCCGCTGCTTACTCAGCCGCTTCGCCATCTCCACCGTCGGCTGCACGCACAACATCGGTCCCGGTGCATGGTCGATCACATACCCCAGCCAGTTGCTGCCGGCCTCCGTCTTGCCCGTCTGCGCCGCAAACATCATCACCACCCTTTGCACCGGGCTCTCGCTGCTCAGGCAATCCATCGGCTCACGCAGGTAAGGCGTCCGATCCGTCCGCCATGGCCCCGGCTCCGCGCTTGCCTTGCTGCTCAGTCGGCGGTGCTTGTCCGCCCACTCACTCACCGTCAGCGGCGTCTCAGGCCGCAGGCCCTCCAAGAATCCATCACGCCACGCATCAGCCATCACACAGCTCCACAAGCGCCGCACGGTGCTCCTGCGTCAGCACCTGATGGATCACCGTCGGATCCGTCTCGCCCGCCAGCTGATGGCTCAACCGATCCGCCAAATTCGCCAGCGCCTCACGCACACTGCGGCCCATCTTGAACGCTTCCTTTTTCACCTCATCAGCAGGCACCAGCTCACCACGCTGCTGCGTCACCTGCAGCTTCGCTAGCTCCGCCTGGTAGTGCTCACGCCGCGCACGGCTCTCATTCAGATCAGGGATCGCATCATCAGGCAAACCATTCACTCGACGCCGCAACTCATCCGCATCCCTCACCGGTTCCTCCACCGGATCCGGCCTGCTCACCTTGCTAACGCTGTTGGCAACCGTGTTCTTGTTCCACAGCTCCAACGCCAGATCACGATCTAACCAGCGCTTGCCATCCTTCTCAACAACAGCGCCAGCGATGCGGCTTTTGCTTGCGTGCGTCACCGCAGCCTTCGTGCACCCTCTGATCGCTGCGAATTCAGCGAACGTGACCAGCACAGAGTTAACTGAAACTTCAGTTAACTTAACTCCTCTTAAAAGGCCTTAAATTGGACTAGGGGGCGGCTTATTGAGAATCGCTTAGATCCATTGCGCCGCAAGGGTTTAGGGGCTTTGGCGTCTGACGC